AACCCGCCAACCCAGCCAGCATAAAGGATCGCGACAGCATATTTGCCGGCCTGAAGGATCGCTTCAAAGGCGACGACCGCCCAATCTTTCAGGGTGGAGAAGACTGGGCCAAGATTGAGGCCATCGGACACAGTCTTCCACAAACCCCTCATGGTATCGCCAACAGTAATTCCGACCGGGCCCAGCTTCTCCATTTCTTTCTTAGTGAGCCCAAGGCTTGCGGCATATTTGTCGAGTTCGCCCGATTGTTTGACGCTGGACTGGAACATCTTGAATGCCCCGAAGGCGAGCGCTGCGGCAGCCGCTGCCGCAAGCAGATAGGGATTGGTGAGCGCGACCATGGCAGCGCTGGCGGCAAGGCCAAGCAATGCGCGCGCCATCCCGCCGATCCCTACACCTGCCTGCATAGCGATCTGACCGATCTGGCTGCCCTGCTGCATGAACACGGTCATCGGCTTCTGGCCGGAGAACAGGCTGACCACCACGTCGTTGAGTTGGTAGACGAGATTTTGCATCTGATGGCCGGCAAGTTTTGCTGAACCACCCATGCGGGTCATTCCGCGCGAGCCAACAGCCTCGATGGCCCGGTCAGCCTGAGCAGACGAAGCCGCAACATCACCCATGGCGCCTGCAACCGACCGCTTGATGTCCGCCATCTCTTTTTGGAGACGGGCGACATTGGTGATCATCTCGATTTCCAAAGTGCCAGCCTTCATTTTGCAGGCTCCTTCGACATCATCAGCGCCCGAAAGGCGTTGGTCACTTTCCGGGAGACTTCATCACGGTTGAGGCTGGCGGCGGCTGCCCAGGGCGGCGGGCAATCAGGTTCGCGGGCACGGACTGTCTCGGCGACGAACTCGGCCGACAATCGGCGCAGGAGACGAGCAATCCACGGCTGCAGATCGTGCCCCACACACTGCTGCCAGTTGCCTATCGAGCCCCATGAGATCGGCACTGCGCCCATGGCTCCGGGATCGGTTGGGCCCACTTCCATCAGCCAGTCAATCACCCAAGGGGTGCGGATGGCTGGGAAGTCCGGCGTCAGATCGTCGATAGCCATGCGCTGCAGCCGGGTCAGCGGTTCGGTGTCGGCGTCCGGCTTGATCTGCTTATTGGAGCGCGGCTTAGGCGCCGTGCCAAGCCAGGCTAGTTGCCGGACGTAAAGGCTCAGCTCTGAACTGAGCTCTTCGTAAAATTTGCCCAGTCATTGATGTGGGCCGCAACCTGGGCGGCGATGAAGCCAATCGAGGGATCGGCATAGGCCTTACAGAAGTGGTCTGCGCCTTCAATTCCGTCTGCAGGTGGATAGGTGAAGCCATTGAAGCTGAGCGTGCAGGCTGCAAGAAAATCTGCCTGTTCGGAGAGCTTCTCCTCGGCCGACTGATCCATCTTCCCGCGCTTCTTGATCTTGTCCATCAGCTGGTTCTGCTGGCGGGCCTGTGCGCGCTGGTAGACCTTTGAACCCGGGCCGTAGACCGTGATCGAGAGGCGCTTGCCCTTATCGTCAAAAAGCGGGGCATCATCACCGCCAACCAGATCCACGGTGGAGGTATCGGCGGCAGACAGTGTGGTAATATCAAACATAGAAAATTCCTTTGTTGTGAGGGGCAAGCACAAGCAAGCCGCCTGATCTTGTCAGGAAGCTTGCTTGTGCTTGCGGTGATTGATCGAGCTATTCACCACAAAATTTGTGGTGAATGCTAGCCAGTTAATCGAAGTTCTTCTTCTCGTAGATCATGGCAATCGCCTGCCCGTCCCAGACGTAGCAGAGATGCCGTTCCTGTCGGCAGTTAGACAAAAGCCGGGGACGAAAGATAGCTACGCATTCTCCACTACTGTGTCTGACGCTGGCATAAGCGATGCCATCCGAACCGTTTTCTCTCAGACTGCGGGCCAGTTCCTGCGACATGGCGTAGTTTGTTGCATGGTACCACGCCGGGTGACTTTCCCGCATTCCCCGAATGTCGTGCAAGTCCGCCCCCAAATCGACCGCATAGACACGCATATCGAGTTCTTGCGCCGGTTCTTCGGTCGCCTGCAAAAACCGAATACGGTGATACTTCGTCTCGGAAATTGCGGTCTCGATCGTCAGGCTGGCGTAGAACACGCCGTAACTGCCATCCGTGAAGCGGTCACCCTGGATATTGAGGTGCGTGAAAGCCGTCATGATCGGTGTTGTGCCTGGGCCTGAAACACGGTCTTCAGGTGTAACGAGGGCAATTTCACCGGCTTCGTCGCGCAGGCGATCGTTCGTCATCGCCTCGATCTGGAACACGGCCTCCAGATCCGCAGGATCGGCAACCGCATCAAACAAACCCACCGGCGGAAAGCGGCTAGGAACGATCCGGTAGCATGGTCGCCAATTAATTCGCGCAACCGGAATGTCGGTCACCCGCGCTGTGCATCCATATACTGGCGCACCACATAGAGATCGGCGACATTGCCCGAAGTCATACGATCGATAGCCGGACGGCCACCGAAAACGCTGGCCTTGTTGGGCTTGCGCACCCAGTCATTGGCACTTTGGGGTAGCAGAATTTGCAAACCCTTGTAGATGCCCATGACGTAGGAGATGCGCTCCAGCGCATCTTTGGGAATTGCAGCGACAGCGCCGCGTTTCCAAGACTGAAAGGTCGAACGGCTATCAAGTCCGAGGATCCGCATCTGCTCCTGTTCCTTGAGCCCCCAAGCCTCGGCAATCCTGAAAAAAGTCCGCAGCGCAGGGCCAGTCAAATCCTTGCGTTCGGGCTGTCGTGCAGTGCTAGCAGCTTGCATATTGGGGCACCTTTCTGACAACTCATGTGTTCACTTTACTTGAAAATGTCAAGATAATATCAGAAAATGAACATTGATGCTTAGTCAGGTCAGGATGATCGATAAATAGAATTTTATCGATCACGGCGCCAACACTTCAACCACGCCTACGCCGGCAGAGTTGGTGGTGAGTTCCAGCGTCACGGTGGCAGTGGTGATCTGGTCAACAGAGCCGACGTTGACCTTGAAGCTCATCACCTGCGCCTGGAAAAAGTATTTATCGCCGTTCTGGGTGGTAACAAGGAAGCTGTGATCGGCATCGGACATCGATGCGGATTTGAGCAAGATCTGGCCAGTATCATCGGTATCAAGACCCATTTGGATGGTCATCGTACCCTGATTAAAGCTGCCCTTTTTCTTGACCACGCCGCGGCTACCAACTGGGTTAAAGGTTACAAGATTGAACTCGCGACCAAACTCGCCAAGGTCTGACACTTCGCCAACCACCGTCATATTGAGCGCGTTGTAGCCTGTGGGATCAAAGGTCGCAGGAGAAGATGCCGACACCTTCAATGTGGTGCCGGCAGAAGTCCGAACTGTCATAGCAATGGGTCCTTATTAAAATGAGGCTAGCCGTGCCTCGTTGAATGAGACGCGTAAATCTTGGCTTTGCATGTGGATACCGGTCTCCTCATCGAGAAAATCAGGCCCTGTGGAATCTGTGTGGACATTAATGTCGGTGAGCCCATCAATTGTAGGCATCTGGTCGGCGACTGCAGCGCGAACCGCTGCGATTAGCGTCTTGGCTTCAGGATAAGATCGCGCAAGCACGGTCACTTGCACACGCTCCGTCACACGGCGCTTGGCACCTGGAGCCGGAATATTCCGATCGACGCTGCCGACGGACATTATCGCAATCGCTGGTATCATTGTCCCGAGCGACAAGGACCCGGTCACAATTCGTGCTTCAGGAACAAGCGCTGTCACCGCGGCGCAGCCAACAAGAAGAGAACGGACCGTAATGACCCCGTTCATTCGTCGTCGACCTCAAGCTTTGGAGCCTTGAGATCGCCAATCTGGACCCGGTGGGCAATGTACGCGCCCATGGCGTTGACGGCCTCCTCGGCCTTCTGGTCGAGAGCAGGTCGCAGGAACGGTTTGGCAGCATGGCCAGGATGCATGATCAAAGGGCCAACGAAGTTCTCGCCGATCTTCAGGCTGCCGCGCTTAACCATCTGGTTGATGGTGCCGATCGACACTGCTTGTGGGCCACCAGGCGTTTTGCGGACTTGCTTGTCTGCATCAGAAACCGAAATCAAATGAGGTGCGACGCCATATTCAATGAATAGGCCCAGATAGGAGCCTGAACCGCGCAGCTTCACGTAGGACGATAGCTTCGATCCCTCCACCCTTGTGCCAATGCCGATCGCCTTCTTCAGTTTGCCAGTCTTAACAGAGACATTTGCTTTAGCCTGTTGCTGGATGACCTTGGCGCCAGCGCGAAGGCCGCCGCGGATGACATTACGCTCAAGGTTCTTGGGCAATTCATCAAGTAAGCGCATTAACTCTGGCCCACCCTTCAGCCTAATGGTCATGGCGCGGCCCCTTCAGTCGAGTGTTCTTCCACCATGACTTCTGTGGCCTCACGCCGGCCAAGCGTGGCTGGACCAGAGACAATCTGATAGAGGCGATTATCAATTCTGATCCGCATGTCGCCAGTAAGACCTGCTAAATAGCGCAGACGGATGCGTGCAGGCCTTCGGCTCACCTGAATACTATCGGCTATGCGCTCGGCCTTTGAAGGAAGAATATCCTTCACCTCGGCCCAAACGCTGGCAAACTGCTCCCAAGTGACCTGCTGCGTCCCGTATTGCAGATGGCGCGTGACAACCTTACGCTCAATCTGGATCCGGGTTCCAAGCTTCGAGGCTAGATCCAGCGACATTTAAGCTGACCTGCCAACGTATCAAAGGCAAGACAGGCCGCACCTTCCCGGTTTTCAAACATTGAGGCGACTTTGACCAGAATTGCGGCTCGCGCGATCTGAAGGTCTGGGGCCGTATCCGCAAATCCCGCAGACAGGCTGATCTGGATCAGACCGTCTGGGCCCAGCTCTGGCCAAGGTTTGCCCGATGCAGGGCGGATGCGCGTAAATCCGTTACGCCGCCGAGCGACATAATCACCTTCCGGCAGGGCCGCAGTGATGCCGTTTGCCGCAGTATAAAGGATTTGGATTACTGTGCATGGCCGGACCGGGACAATTATATCATTTTCCCAATTTTCGATCTGAAATTCCAAAGTCTGTTCGCACAGTTTAAGTCCGGTTTGCTGTTCCAATTCAGCCTGCGCTGCATCTAATTTGGAGCCAAGCAAAAGGTCCTCGTCCCTGGCATCAAGCCGCAGTTGCTGCCGGGCTTCTTCAAGGGTGACAGCTCGGTCATGTGGCGGATCGATTATGAATATTTCAGACATCAGCCTGCCTTGTTACGACTGTTGGTTCCTGATTTGGGCAAGGTCGGCTGTGTTTCTTCCAGCTCTGCTTCAGGGGTAATTTCAGATTTGGAACCCACGTCCGATCCTGACTTTTGAGCCTTAGCGCCAACTTCCATGGCAAGACCGCGCTTGATCAGACTGACTGCTGCCAGATCGTCAATCTCAAAACTCTGACCGGTTAGTATGTTGTCCGAACTCACGCTGCTCACGTGAATAGTATCTAATGCCTGCAAAAACATATCTGCGATTTCCTATGAAATGAGCGGGGCTGGCAACAATGCTAGCCCCGCTGTTTATCAAACCTTGGTGGCTGCCGTGGCAGCTGCCGCAAAGTCGCCCTTCACGAAGGCCTCGGGGCGATAGACCGCGAGGGCAAGCCGCTCTTCGGCCAACACCGTCACCAAGTTCTTGCGGAAGTTCTGGTCATCTTCGGTCGAAATTTCGATCACTGCGTCCATGCGGTCGAATATCTGCGCGCCGAGCTGGAAGGCCCCCGTGAGGAACTTGCCCGTTGCCATCGACTGGGTCGAAACCACTGGCTGCCCCCAGAGCGTAGGCGTGATCGTCCCTTGCGGGTTGCCAACAATAAACCTGCCCTGGCTGTCCTTAAGCAGTTCAATGGCTGCCCAATCAGCTGGATGAAGCACCACGCCAGTGGACATCAGTTCCGAGAGCGCTGTCTGCAACATAGCAAGGCGCAGGACGTCGATCCGGGTCACCGTTGCAGGGATCGTGATTGGAGGCGTGAACGCAGTTGCCTGCGTGTAAATGCCGGCAAGATCTGTGCCTGTACCACTGCCATTTAAGAGCTGGTTTTCTTCAACGAGCGCCAGCCCGTAACGAAGCCTTCCATCAATGTAGGATTGAAGCATCGGCACATCATCAAGGATCTGGCGTGTCGCCAAAACCCAATGCGCGATAGTCGTGACGTTACTGGTTAGGACATCAAACTTGATGTCCGACTGCGGCTTAGTCGCCCCTGACGTTTCCGAGAGCGAGGCTGCTGCATTGGCATAGCCTGTCTCTTTAACATACTGCACTGAATTGCTGGCAGTCCGTCCTGGCGTCAGCAGGTCGCGCACCGTTAAACGGCGCTGGCCTGGAATTACTATGCCAGGCAGACGGTCAGCAACGATAAGGTCGCCCGCCGAGCCATTCGCGTCAGTGGTAAGCGCTGAAATAATCGCCTTTACCTCGACGCTCGCGCGGCCGCGCACCGAACTGTTGCCTAAAAATGCCTTCATGGCGTTATCGGCTACAACCTGTTCGCCGATGGTTTTGAACTGATGGGCTGTGTCTTCAGATACTCTGCGGGCAAGCTTTTGCTCAACCTCGTCAAGGCGCGCTTTGGCCTCGTTAAGCGCGGTCAGTGCCTCGTCAGCCAGTTGCTTGGTCGCAGCAGATAAATCTTCGCCGCGCTGGGCTTTGCCTAACGCTTCTTCAGCCAGGGCCTTTACCTTGTCGTGCTTGCCATCAAGGTCCGATTTGATCTCGTCGTGTCTTGTTTCCAGCATGGACCGCAATTCTGCCTGCTTGGTATCAAGGCTGGCTTGCACTTCACTGTAGCGGGCATCGAGCACGCCTTTGACTTCGCCGGCAAGCTGCTCGGCGGTTTTTTGATCGCTCATGTAATAGTCCTTATTTGCAGGATAACATTCAGGCGCGCATTTGCGCCATAAGGGCCGACAGAAAGTCGGAAGAAGTGCTGCCAGACTCACTCTGGAACAGCGGCGCCAGGCCTTTACCCGCGACTGCGGTAGCCTGACTTTTCGAGAACCCTGCCTCACGCAGGAAATGCTCAAATTCGCGAAGGGTTGGCAGGCGGCCATCTTCGAGGATCGATTTTACATTGGTTATGACTGCCCGCTCATTCATTGGAATGGTCACCAGGCTCACTTCGTAAAGTGCAAGTTCAAGCAACTGGCGTGTCTTGCCAACGAGCTGTTCGCGCACCGTCCTATACCCAATAGAAAGCCCGCCAATGGCGCCATCACGCACCAACCCATGGGCTTCCTGGCCCCACTGGGAAGATAGTGAAAGCTGGCCTTTAACAACAAGACCTTCGCTACTTTCTACAAATTCAGTCCATACCCCTGCAGGACGGGTTTGATCATGGAACATCAGCATGGGCACAGATTTGCGACCTTTAAGCGATCGGTTAAGGGCGCCTGGCACAATGATATCGCCGCCAGCATCAATATTGCCGTAACCAGCAGCGATCCCCTCAATGAGGCCACTGTCAGAAACCGCCTTTGTATCTAATGTGAAATCCAGGTGGTTCATGGGGTAACTCCATTGTCAATCACAGGCAGCACAGCAGATGTATCGGATTGCACGGATCCACGGCTGATCTGGTTGATGGGAACATTTTGCATCTGCATGCGCGGAACCTCGCCACCTTCGACTGGTGCAAGGTTTTCAAGCGCACGAACCTCGTTGATGGTCATCACGCCATTGCTCAACATCTGCTGGTAGAAGGAGGCCCGCGCGCCGCTGTCTCCGCGCAGCAAGCCTTCTAGGTTAAACTCAATAACGATCCCGGCTTGCCGATCGGCAGGCGACAGGAGCTGCTTGGAGAGCGCCTGCTCAATACGTTTGAGGCGCCGGCGTAGAGTGAATTTCTGGAACCCCAATGTCTGCTGTTCAAGACCCGTACCCCAACTGGTGGTCTTCTCGGTGTGGCCAACCATGAACGGCGGCACGCCGAAAAACCGGCAGACCTCCTCGACCGAGAACGCCCGGCTCTGAAGCATCTGTGCATCTTCCGGGCTAATCGAGAGCTGGACCCAGTCCATACCCCGGTCGAGCAACATCGGCCGCCCGGCATTGATGGCGCCTGTAAACTTCTCCTGCAGCAGTTCCTCGGCCTGCTTGCGCTGGTCAAGGGTGAGCGTATCTGCGGTCTTCAGGAGCCCCGAAGGCCGCACCCCATTGCGGAATGTATCGCCCGAGGCGCGTTCTATGGCTTGGGCTAACCCAAAGGTTTGGCGGCCAAATGACAAGGTAGAGAGCCCGCCTAACGGATTGCCCCCAAATCCCCGGATATGGAGCATATTCTCCTGGGCAGCGACCAAACGGATACCGCCATCTGACCATTCATACTGCAGACTGCCGTCACGCAGACGGCGAACGGTCATGATTTCCGGAGCAATTGGCACACTGAGCGCTATCACTCGGCCATCGCTGGACCTTATGATCTCGGCATAGGCGTTACCGCCAAGTTCGATACAAGCGCAAATGAACTCCCAAAAGTCGACCGCAGTCTGATCTGCATTCGGGCTGTTATGTAAAATCATGTAAAGCGGATGATCGCTTGCAACCATCCTTGCGCCGCCCTGGGTCCGGTAGACCATGAGCGGCAGCGAGGCGATCGTTCCTGCAAGTAAGTTGACGCAGGCCCATGCAGAAGCAAGGCCCAACACCGAGGCTGTGGAAACCACTTCGCCGGTGGTTGTCATGCGGCCACCGACTGCCTGGCTAAGGCGCGGATCTGTAAGCCCTATGGAGCGCGCGACGTAACCGAGCGCCTTTTGGAATAGGTTCACGGCGAGAGGCTCTTGAGCCAGTCGTCGATCGAGCCAGTGCTATCGCCTGCCATTGCCGCCCCCACTGCCATGCACAGCGCCACGGCTGCGTCGACCTTGTTGATGGCCCGCTGTTTGGAGAGCCACTTGTTGTCCCAGCGGTCAGTCTCTGTGACCGCCGACATCATTGCCGATATCAGCACCGGATTGCGCTTGAGCCGGATCCTGCCTTCGAGGATCAGTTCTTCAAGATGCCGCAGAGAACCCGGCATCCACAGGCCTTCACTCATCCCATCCTGAGGCTTACCGCGTTTAGTGCCGCCTTGCGGATGCTCGATGAAATTGACCGATAGTCCAAGGTCGCTGACTTCCTCCTCGAACCTGCGGAAGGCATATCGATCATAGGCCACGGTCTCGATGCGGTAATCACTGTCCAGTTCAGCCAGCGCCTGCGCCACTTGGCGCAAGCTGATGTTCTCGCCTTGGGGCGCATTCAGAAATCCGCCAGCGACCCAGACATCATAGGGCTGCTTGTCACGCAGCACTCTGGCACCAAGCGTATCGCCCGGCGTCCAAACCTCGACCCATGCATCAAAGCAGGGCTTGCCATCCTTTTCGCCATTGCGCTGGACGCCCGCCAGTGCGGTCAAATCCCGGTTCTGGCTGAGGTCCAGCCCAAGCCAGACGGACTGGCCGCGCTTGGGTTCGAATTCGGCCAGCAGGGGCTCGAGCGTCGAGCGCGCCATCCAGGCGGTTTCAGCA